ATAATAGGCAACAACCAATCAAAAAACGGCGATTTTGTTTTTATTATGCAATACGGAACGTCGACAAGATTGGATTTATTTACTTTACAAGATGGGGTTTTAACAGACGAGTTATTAGGCAATACAAGTTTTGAAATAAAAATATATTAATGGCAACAACAACTGAAGTAGGCGTAAAAATAACGGTAGACGGTAGCGAAGCAACAAAATCTGTAGGCTCGATAAAATCGCAATTAAAAGATGCAACCGCTGAATTGTTAGCGATGCGTGAAAAGTTTGGCGATACATCAAAAGAGGCTGTTGAAGCCGCGAAAAAAGTTGCGAAATTAAAAGATGCTATTGGCGATGCAAAAGCTATGGCAGACGCTTTCAACCCCGATGCAAAATTCAAAGCATTTGGGCAAGCGTTACAGGGCGTTGCCGGTGGTTTTAGTGCGGTACAGGGTGCAATGGGTTTAATAGGTAGTGAGAGCGAAGACGTTGAGAAAATGCTTTTAAAAGTTAATTCTGCAATGGCATTAAGTCAAGGCATTAACTCAGTATTAGAAGCGAGAGACGGTTTTAAAAATTTAGGGGCTGTTTTAAAAAGTTATTCCGTAGTTCAAAAAATTGTTACCGTTGCGCAACAGGTATTTAATGCAGTAATGAAGGCTAACCCCATTGGCGTAATGATTACGGCAATAACAGCTTTAATTGCTGGCGTTGCATTGCTTACAAAATATTTTTTAGATAATGCAAAGGCGGCTAAATTAAATGAGGCATCAGTTAAAGCAAATGCAAAAGCGTTAGAGCAACAACAAAAAGCGACGGCAAAAGCAGCCGACGAATTAAACAGAGCGCAATCGTATCAACTCGCAATGGCAAAAGCCAACGGCGAAACAACCAAATCAATAAGGGCGCTTGAATTAAAATTAATTGATGAAAAGATTGCAACGGAAAGGGCATCGAGAGAAACGGCTATAAATACGTTTGAGAAAAATAAAAATGCTTTGGCATCGCTTAAGCAAGCTGGCGCAAGTGATGAAGTAATAAAAAAGCAACAGGAAACAACAACGGAAAGTTTAAAGTTTGCAAATGAGCAAACTGCAAACCTTAATAAATCATTAATAGATAGGGTTGAATTACAACGTAAACATAATGTTGAAATCGCTCAGGAACAAACGAATAAAAATAAAGAACAAGATCAAAAAGACAAGCAAGCCTATGCAGATGCCTTAGCAAATCAAAAGAAAGCAAATGAAGATAGAAAAAAACAAGATGAAGAATTTGCAAAGGAATTACAGGCATTAAAAGATAAGAATTTTACAGATGCAATAAAGAACGAAAACGACAAAGCAGAAGCATTGTTAAACTTGCAATTTACAAATGATATAAAGGCTTTAAATGCGAGTAAATTAAGCGAAGAACAAAAGAACGCAATGCGGATTGAAATAGGTAAACAATACCAAATTCAATTAGACGCTATTAATTTAAAACGTGATGAAGAAGAACAAAAAAAGTTAGACGAAGCACAGATAAAAGAACAGGAAAGAACTGCAAAAAATAATGAAATAAGAAAAGCGGAATACGAAAGAAAAACACAATTAGAACAAGAACAAACCGCAAGAGAAAAAAAAGAAAGCGAAGAAAGGATTGCTATTGCAAATGCTGAAAGAGACGCTAAAATTTCAGCGTTTGAAAGCATAGGTAGTTCTTTAAATATACTATCCGATTTAGTTGGTAAAAATACAGAAGCTGGAAAAGGTTTTGCAATAGCGTCTTTAATTGTAGAGCAAGCGATGGCGATAGCGAAAATTGTTGCAAATACACAAGTTGCCAATGCTAAATCTATTGCTGCATCACCTTTAACTGCTGGACAACCATTTGTTGCAATTAATACAATTAGTGCTGGTTTATCAATAGCATCAGCTATTTCATCTGTTGTAAAAGGGATTAGAGCAATTAGAGGCGTTAATGCAAAAACAGGTGCAGGTGGTTCTGGAGGTGGCGCTCCATCTTTAGGTGGTGGGGCTGTTGCGCCACCATTACCGCCACAATTAGCAACACAAACAATTAACGAGGGGCAAATAAATCAGTTGGCATCGGCAACGGCTCGCGCCTATGTTGTAGAATCCGACGTTTCAGGAAACCAAGAAAGAATAAATAGATTAAATAGAGCATCACGAATAAATTAAAAATTATGACATTACCAATTTACGAATTAAAAATAAGTGAAAACTTACAAGATGAGGCAATGGTTGATTACATTGCTTTAGTAGATGCGCCCGCAATTAAAAAAGATTTTATTGCATTTAAAAATGAATTTATCGAGCCGTCAAAAGGCGAACATGAAGGCGATTTTTTACAACGTTGTATTAAGTATGTAATTGATGAAGGCAAAGAAAGTGAACAAGCCGTTGCAATTTGTAACGCTTTGTGGAGTGAACATTTTGCAGGCGTTAAAATTTCGATTGATTACGACGATACGTTAAGCACCGACAAAGGCAAAGAACTTGCAAAGCGTTTAATTGCAGACGGCGAAATAGTTTACATTATATCAGCGCGAAACGATGTCGACGGGATGTTAGGCGTTGCCGAAAGTTTAGGCATTCCAAAAAGTAGGGTTTATGCCACAGGTAGCAATAGCGCAAAAGTTGAAAAAATTAAAGAGTTAGGTATTACAAAGCACTATGATAATAATGAAGATGTAGTTAATCAACTTGAAGGCATAGGCAAAAAGTTTGCGCAACAATTTGCGTTTTCAATATTAAGCGAAGAAAAGAGAATCATATCGGGAGCGTTAATGTTAGCGGACGAATTGATTTACCGCAATAATGAAAAGATGGGCGAACACTATGTTAAGTTTTCAGCCGATACGATAAAAATGATTGCGATAAAATTTGCAAAAAAGAAATATCAAAACAATGTGAATTTAATGCACGATCCAGAGCAAAAAGTAAAAGGGGTTACAATGTTTGAAAGTTGGTTAGTAGATAAGGAGCGAGGCATTATGCCAATGAAAGGATTTGAAGGCGTTGCCGATGGCTCGTGGTTTGGGAGTTTCTATGTAGAAAATGAAAAGGTATGGCAAAGCATAAAGAAAGGCGATTACAAAGGGTTTAGCGTCGAGGGTTTATTTGACTATGTCGAGCCAATTACCGCCGAAGAAAACGCCTTAAAAAAGATTTCAGAACTTTTAAACTCAATTATTGAAGATTAAATCTATAATAAAATATGAAAGCAACGGAAATTTTACAAAAATTAAAAGAGCAGTTTGCGGAATTAGTCGCACAACCAACTCAAACACCTGTTAAAATGATGCAAGCAACATTAAAAGACGGAACAATTGTAGAGGTTACCGCTTTAGAAGTTGGCGGAATTGTAACAATTGAAGGCGTACCAGCACCCGTAGGGCAACACGAATTAAGCGACGGAACGGTTATAGTGTTAGGCGAAAACGGAGCGATTATGGAAATTATGCCAATGGTTGAAGAAATGCCAATCGAGGCAACTATGCCAAAAGTTGAAGATATGGGCGCTAAATTTTCAAGTTTAGAAAATGCAACAAACGAAAAGTTTGCAACATACGAAACAAAGTTTGCATCGTACGAAACAAAGTTTGCAGAATACGAAAGCAAATTAAATAAGGCAACTCAATTAATTGAGGGCTTAATGAATCTAACTAAAACGCTTGCAGAATCGCCAACAGGAACTCCAGACGTTGCGGTTAAAAATAATTTTACAGAAACAAAAAAGAAAGATTACTCAATATTATTTTCATAAAAATTTAAATTAAAATAAAATGGCATTATCATTAGGCACATTATCAGCATATACAAAACAACTTGTTGAGCCACTATTAACGAGCGCGGTTATCGGCGCAAAGACGCAACAAATGATTATGGATGGCGGTATCGTTATTCCAAAAGCAAAATCAGTAGTTGCAATTCCTTTAATGGATACGGACGCAGTATTTCAAACGGATGGTTGCGGATACAGTCCAAGCGGAACAACATCGTTTACTCAAAGAACAGTAACGGTTGGTAAAATTCAAGTAAGTGAAACAATTTGCCCAAAGAATTTTGAGGCTTACTTTACGCAAGAGGCTTTGAAAGCGGGTAGTACATACACAGATTTTGGTAACGCTCAATTTTTAGATGCTTATTTAGCAAAGAAAAATGCACGTATAGCTGCACAAATTGAAACATCAATTTGGCAAGGTGATATTACCGGAAGCGGTGGTGCAAATCTTACAAAATTTGACGGCTTGATAAAATTAATCGATGCTGGTTCTCCAACAGATGCTAACGTTTCAGGATATACAGGAGTTGCAACAATTTCAACAATAAGCGCATCAAATGTAATCGCGGCTACTGAAGGAATTTATAAAGCAGTTCCTGCCGAAGTTATGGCAAAAGGAGATGTTAAAATTTTCTGCGGATATGATTGGTATAGAACTTTGATTTTAGCTTACAGAGAAAAAAATATGTTCTCTTACAATCCACAGGATGTAAACGCTCAATCATTTATTTTACCAGCTACAAATATCGAAGTAGTACCTGTAAATGGATTGAACGGAACAGGAGATGCTTATGCAATTTCACTTTCAAATATAGCTTTGGCTGTTGATCTTGAAAATGAAGAAAATAATTATCGCGTTTGGTACTCAGAAGATAACGATGAGATACGCACGAAAGTAAGTTTCAAAGTAGGTGTCAATGTAGGATTTACAAACGAATGTGTGAAATTTAAAGCATCTATCTAATAACAATATTCTTTACAAAAATGGTGGTGAAATAAACACCACCATTTTTTTTAAAACTTAAAAATATGCCTTGCGACATTACATCGGGATATGCAATTGATTGCCGTGATAGTATCGGCGGAATCGATGCGATTTATTTAATAGAAAATTCAGCACTTTACGACGCTTCAGGAGTTACACGTATAACACAAGTATCTGGAGTTGTTACAGCAATGACAAAAGATACAGGTAAAAAGTTTTATAAATTTGAAGTTCCAAGAGCTACGGCAATGGCTTCAAACAATATTACTGCATCATCAGAAAATGGAACTTTATATTATACGCACATGGTTTCATTTCCTTTAAATTCACGTAGTGCAACAACTAGAAACATTATAAATACTTTGGCAAAAAATCGTGTAACGGTTGTAACCAAAGATATGGATGGGACTTTTAGAATGTATGGCGCTGGATTTGGTTTATTTTTAGATACAGCAGAGGGTGGAAGCGGTACAGCTTTGGGAGATAGAAACGGGTATCAATTATCATTTTCATCACAGGAAGCAGACGACTTTTTGGTTGTTTCTTCAGGCGTTGCTTCAGCATTAGAAACACCAGGTACTTAATAAATATTCTATGAAAAATTTAGCCCACCGTTACCGAGCGTTTCGGTGGGTTTTTTTATATCTTAAATGCAAGGTTTAACCTGACAAAAATGATACATTTAACAAAAGGACAAACGCAAACGGTTTTTTTTAATGCTTCGCAAAATTGCGTTTTAACTAATCCTTATTTTTTATTTGTATTTACGAATAGAA